GATGTACTGGCTTACCTAGGTGTAAGGACATAAGTCCCTGTGCTGTACGTTTGCTAGATTCTTCGAGTGCTACATATCCTATCGTAGCTCCTTCATTAAGAAGGTGGTAAGCAAACTCTCTTGTGAGTTGTGACTTACCTAAACCTGAACCAGCCGTTACAGTTACAATTTCACCTAAGCGACACCCGCCTATCTTGTTGTTAAGTCCTTGATAAGGATACTCTACAGTGTGTACGTGTTTCTCAACTGATACTTCTTCCCATAAATCTTCACCGTTGATGATACCGTCAGGAGCAAACTCTTTTGCACTCCAAAAAGCATCAATCAGTTCTGCGTGTCTTCCTGCTTGTACCATCTCACTTGCATCTTTAAGTGGTAGCTTTGCAATCTTAGCTTTGCGTGGTGATAGTAGTGCGGCACATTCTAATGCTGCCTTCTTACCTACCTCGTCTTGGTCAAACATAAACACTACGGACTGGAACTTCTCCAGCCACTCTATAGCTTTCTGTATGTCCTTCTTAGCTCCTGCCGCGCCTGTCTTGACAGATACTACAGCCCATTTGTGTTCAAAGGCTTGCGACATTGAGAGAGCATCTAGCTCACCCTCAACGATTGTCACTGTCTTGCCTCCGTCACGCCATAAGTGCTGTCCATATAATACAGCTTTCTTTAAATCTCCTACCACTGAGAAAGTTTTATCAGGATAGCGTAGCTTCTGTGCCACTGTGTTACCGTCTGCATCTTTATAGTTAGCAATATGTGTTCCTTGTCCTACTTGATAATCCCAAAACTTTGTGGTCTTCTCTGTAAGACATCTCTTTACTAACGGCTGGTAATCTCCAGTCTTAAAACTAATATCCTTTACTGCCTTCTCTGTCACACTGACCTCCTCTTGGGATTGCCCATAAGTTTTACAATTAAAACAATAAGTGTGACCATCAGAGTACAAGCTGTTTGCATCTGACGATCCACACTTAGTGCATGGAGTGTGCATAATAAAATCACTCTCCTGTTCTTCCATTACCGTAGCCACTCCTCTGGTATAATTTCTTCTGCATAAATAAAGTTATGCTTCTCTGCCCATTCGGAACAAGTCATCTTAGAGCCGTCTTTTCTTTTCTTAGCTCCCTGCACTGGACTGTTCCCTCGTTGAAACAAAAACCTTATGTCCAACTCTGGGTGTTGTTCTTTCATGTTACGCATCTTGCGTTGAGCGTCTTGTCTGAAGTAACCTTTGATCTCGATATAAATATTACCAATCTTTAGATCAGGTGTATAATTTCTAGTCACCGTATAAGGTAACTTACAAGGTTCATACTCATAAGCTACCCCACGGTTTTTGAGGTTCAACTGAACACGCTCTTCTAGGGTCGATCTAGAAGTCAGCGGCATCAGCTAAGTCCTCAGTCGTTGATGTTTCAAATGGTGCTGCTTCGGAGGGTGGAGCAACAAACCCATCTTCTTCATCGAACAAGCTAGTGGCTGAGTTACCATACTCTACCAAATCTATTACCTGTACTGCCTTCAATCTTAAAGACACACCAACCTTCTTGGTTGATTGCATGATGTAAGTAATAGGTTCAAAAGCTACCTTCACCTTTGAGCCATTACCAATCAACATGTCTTTTGGCAGTGGTTGTTTCTTAGCATCCAGCACAGCGGGTTGCTGTTCATAATACCCACCATCTTTACGTTGTACCTTTGCTTTGAGTTTAAATTTAAATTCTACTTTACCAGTATCATCACCTGTGTCTCGATCATACACTACACTAGATACGTCCTGAGTGGTCAGAGTATTTTTCAGCGGTGGTTTTTCTTTCACTGCTTTCTTAAATTCCTCTTGAACTAGTTGTTCTAGTTTCTCACACAGCGGGGCTGCTTCTTCTTGAGACATCTGAAGGTTGATTGTGTAATCACCTAATGGATTCCATTTTGTATCAGGCTCTAGAACTTTTGCCCATTGCGCTGAACCTTCGATTACCATAATGTTTTTAGCCATATAAATTTATTCCTATAAGTTAATGTTTATGTTTGGACTGCTTATGGGGCATGACCTTTTTTCTATGCGAAAAAGTAGTCACTTTTTAACACCTCCTCGATGTCAAGTTCCCCTTTGGTTGGAGGTAGTGGTACATCCGTTCCCTCCGTTAATGTTGTTACTGCGCTATCGTAGAGATTTTGCAGTACATCATGTTCTTTGTACATCTCCACAAACGCCTCTCTTAACTTATCGTTAAGCATTGGCATGTTTGGTGAGTGTGTTCCGTAGCTATCGTGCACCATTGCGAAATCAGTAACACCGTTCTCTACACATTTTCCTACTGTAAAAGTTAAAGCCGCAGCATCTAATGAGTGTACAAGGTTAGGACTAGCCCCTGACGCTGCTTTGCGTGCATCTACGGAGTCATCTATTGGCTTAGAATAGTTAAGCCTAACTACTGATCCGTTAAGGTGTGTAGCTATCCTTAGTTTCCTTTGCTCATTATATGTCTGCCTTACCAGTAAGCCTGTTGGTGTGTGCCACTCAAACATCTTACCTTGTTTTGCATACAGCCTAGCGATTTCTTTAACATAATCCATCACTGAGTGTGCTGAGACAATAACCTCATTGATTGCTTGCCATACAAAACCTGACAGATACATCGAAGGCTTGAAGAAATCATCATTCCAAGGGTTACGCCCCTTACACTTTTCTTCTAAAGATTCTTTAATATATTCTGTACAAGCGTGTCGTGTACCTGAGTACGGCACAATCATCACTGGTCTCTTAGTTAACTTCCTGCATACACCTACATCAAGTAACTGTTTCGCCAACTGTGTGTCTTGTTGTTGTAACAACTCTGTTGCGCGTTTTGCTACGTCTGTGTAAATGTCCTGCGGTACTTCACTTGGTAGTAAGTTAACTGCCCTACCTCCCTCTTTGTCCCTGAGCATTGCTGAGAGGTGTTGTAAGCCATTGCACGAGCCATCACTAGCACAGGGTAGGTGCGTCTCAAAGTGCTCCCCAAACTGCCTAGCGTTGCTGTACAATGCCCACTCGTAACACCATGCAAGTGCTTGCCAAGGTTTATCTGCTTCCTGCCACCATCTGTTAGTTAAGGGATCGTTATAAACATCGACAGCGTTCTCTACGTTCATGTACGCCCACATCTCTCGATCTTCTAAACTTACCTTATCTACTCCAAATACATTAGCACCATGTATAGCCAACCATCTAGCTTCTTCGTCATTCGTGATAGTAGCTGGGTTAGCAAACTCTAATAGTGCTTTGCTGTAGTCAGCGTTCTGTGGTGAAAGAAAAGACTCTACTGGATACTTACGTCCACGAAAGTCTAACTGCCATACATACCACATCTTCTCTCTATGTGCATACTCTTCTGCAAGTTGTATTGTACGTTCAACCTGTATGCGTTTAGACATAGATTTGTTATTAAAACTATGAATCTTGTTACGCTCTCTCTTAAACTCCTTAAACTTAATCTTCTCTTCGTCATTAAGAAACTTAGGCTCTTTACTAAAAGGATATTTTGGCAGTGATAAGTTATCTTTAGGAGGTAAACCTTCCCACATCTGCCCACTGTCCCAACACTGCCTAATTGTCTGCGCGACAAACCCATTAATACGCCAAGGTGTTTGCTGTATAGCGTTCACACAGGCATACTCGTGGGTAAGGTCGCACTGTTGCAGCTTATCTACATAGTCCTGTACGATCTGCCTCATGCCCACACCCTCACAAATGGTAATTGATTAATATGTTCTGAGTAATAACCACCACCCCAGAAGTCATCCCAATCTTTAGGTTCAATAACGCATGGGCTGTACCTTGGTAAGGCTACACTATTTGTTTCGTTAAAAGCCTTTACCCATTCTTCAGTCTCTGGTGTAGGCACAACAAGGTAAGTGGTTTTCTTTTTCGTTACCTTTTTCTCTAATCTAACTATGCCTGTTTCTTTAATAATTAAATCAACCAACTTAAGACCTACGTGTATTCTATTCTCACTACTCCAATGTGGTATATCTAATCCATCAGCTTTTATCTTATGGTCAAGACCGTACCGCTTGTGGTCAAAACCTTTATCAGATTTCTTGTTAGCTAGTGTAAGTACATTGGTTGCTACTTCTTTATCTAACTCTAACCACTTGTCCAATCTCATCTGTGTTTCTATTTGTATTCCTATAAACTTAGCTACACCTAAAAGCGTAGGCTTCCTAACCATGTTATCTACTAAAGATATTAAAGATAAGTAAGCCATCTGTCCTTCGTCACAACCTTTGGTTAAATTCTTAAAGGCTGACTTTGTTATCATCTTGTGATTGTTGTACTCAACTATCGCACCCATTAGTGGTTCAACAATACCTTTGATGATAGTACGCCCGTGCCTAGTCTTTGATCCTAAATCTTTAGATAATAAATCTTCTAAACTTTTATTGTAGCGGTGTATCCCTGACTGTACCATGCGGTACTCTAAGTCTATTTGGTCATCCAATGTTGCCATCATTTACCTCTCTTACGCCACAATTCTGTGGAGTTGGTGGCTTTGCTAAAACTAACTACGTTAGCGGAGCAAAGGATTATGTAGATTGTGTTGTACATTCCAGTATATATTTAAATCTTGTTACGGTGGCGTGATAAGGTTTCAAGGGCTTTTCAGTCCTCTGCTCTACCGACTGAGCTACCTAGGCATCTAGGTTTCGAGCCGTTTTTACAATCTATCTCACGCCACTTAAGCCACATTACGCCACACTGCGCCACAGGCTATGCTTCGAGTAAATTAGACCCGCCAACCATAGTTGAAGTGTCCCATTTAGCATACTTAAGAGTGGTTGCAATATTTTTATGACCCATGTAACGCATGATGTTAGCAGTGTCCCAACCCTTCTCAGTAAGCCGTGTTGCCGTAGTATGTCTCCATGTGTGCCAACACTTATTTGTTAGCCCTAAGTTCTCACGAACCTTGTCCCAAGCAACTCTGTGCTTGTACAAAGGATCAGTAAATGTTTTACGTCTGCGTAGCGCATCTTCTGATCGCTTGGTTAAAGGCATATACAAGTCATCATTATTTTTACGATCATCACCTTTAATATGATAACCATAAATAGGCGAACCGTCTGATCTAACTTGCTTAAGTTTTTTCAAACCATTAGCAGAAAGTTTCATCACCTCAGAAGCCCTTAAACCTGTATCTACCGCCACGATAGCATAGTCATGTAGGTAGTCCTCCCCCATCCTTGTAAGCTCGGTTAAAATGTCTTTCTCTTCTTCGTGTGAAAAGTATTCTAACCTGTGTCTGCCCTGCTCACTTTGACGTTTAAATTTAGGTACAGAAGTTAACGCTCCTTCATCAACAGCATTGTCTAAACAACGCTTAAGACATGAGATATGTCTGTTTACTGTTGAAGGTGCATACCCTTGATTCTCTCGCATCCACTTGATCCAGTCAAAGACTGTGGTAGTGCTGATACGATTGATGGGTGACTTCTCGCCCCAATACTTACAGACAATACTTTGAATAAACATTACTTGTCTCTCATTCTTAGTATTAGCCCAGTAGTTCTCATGGCAACGATCAAACGCATAACGTAATGTCCACCCTGATGCCTTACCAGTCTCTCTGTTTACTTCCATAGCTGTAGGCATATTGTCCTGTGCTATGTCTCGCTTCCACATTGCCTCCAGTAGTGAAGCATCTTCCTTAGTGGAGAGGGTTTTCCTGAAGCGTTTGCCTTTATAAGTAACGTAAGCTTCCCACCCGCTACCTCTTTTAGTTACACTCATACTATACCTCCTGTTAAAAATACTGCTACGCAACCAATCGCATAACAAGCACCGCAATATAACGCGCCTTCTAATAAAAAATTCATAGTCTTATCCTCCTTGCTAAGGCTCTGCCTCGCTTTGTTACCTCGATATACTTCTCAATACGTCTATCGGGATTCTCGTATAGTTTAACTAAGTCGTGATCTACTAGTACTCGTAAGTTTCTACTTGCACTAGCACTGGATGTATCCATGAGCTCACCAACATCCATAACCCTCAGCGTCTCTGCGTTAACGAAAGTACGTTGAGCGATAGTTACAAAAGCATACACTGTCTGTATATGCATCCACGGGTCAATCTTCCTGAACTCCGTTAGTATTCTTATGTGTTCTTTTAAGTCTCGACCAGACAATACACCCTCCTAACCAACTGATTGATAAATCAGCTTTCTTAATACAAACTCTGGGAATTAACATAAAACCAAATAAGCATTTCCCCAAAGCTATCTCGTTTCTTAGAAACTTTATTAGCATGATTTTCCTTTTTGTAAAGTTATTACGGAAGCGTACCTATTAGTAAAACGTTTTACTGTCAACCTTTACTAGTAATAATCGATTCAATTTGAATCACCTTTTTTACTTGACTTGGATTCAGGATTCAATTTCTCTGTGGGTAACTTTTTCTTCCCAAAGATAGCATCCCAGTTAGACTCGTACTTCTCCTTGTCTACTTTTCGGGGGCGGTCTCCCTTACCCCCATGTGTTGATTCGCTCATACTCCTTGTTTCTCCATTTCTTTAATCATAATATCTAGGTAGTCCCTGCCGCCCTCTCGTACTGCTTTCTGTATAGCTTCCTGCTTGGATTTACCTTTGGTATAGACACTATGATCATCTGTATACCAATAGGTAAAGTCTTGCTTCCTGCACATATCTTCAAATTCCTTTAGTGTTGGTAAGCTCATGTCCAATTCTCCCCTAAGTCAATAGTTTGGTGCTCGTTACCAAAGAATTGTCCATACTCATTGCACTGATAAGCTGTACACCCCCATTCATTAGTAATGTCGTCTTTGAAAACATGCACTTCAGCATCACTGTCCCAGTTAAACCAGTACTCGTTATTCTCACTGCCAAAAACCTCCTCTCTTGTTTTACCCGATAAGACAATCCCTGCAAAAACACCCTGTACGAACTCTTTAATTAAGAGCGTCTTTTTTCTGTTAATCCACATCTTTAAATTCCTCGTAGTGTACAATCTCTTCTGTTGGCTCGTGTACAATCTCAAACCCTGCGTAGCCTGTCTCATCGTCATTGAGTCTAAGTACAATGTCATAGTCGAGAAGCTGTTGGACTACTTTACCATCACTGCCAGTTATTTCTAGTTGCTCGTGTATGTCTTCGAATATATCCATGTTACACCTCTATAAGTTAGTTACTAATTGTGTTACACCGCGAGCCTTCTCAGCTTCGAGGTAGTCTAGCCAATGGTAGCTAGGGTCTTGATCGTCATCTTCCATGTCCCACAACCTTGCGCGTTCCTTGCGAATGGCTGTACTGATTGATTCAAACTGTGCTTCTACTACTGGGTTAGCTGTCAACATGATACTCTACTCCTGTTGGTGTGGGTGTAGCTAAAAGGTTAATGTTGAATACTCCGACAATTATAACACTAGCTGTCAAGCAAAGTAAAAGTTCTTTTAACATTATTATCTCCCTAACAAATCAAATAGTAAATTACTGCGTAGTGTGTGTAGGTCTGCCTTGCCGATAGAGTGCAACTCGTGCAACTCTATTTTAAACATATGGCACAGTCTCATATCTAATTCTTTATCAAACATTATACTGCCTCCTTATTGTACTCACGCCAGATGCTAATAAACCCTGCATGGTAGCCTTTCTTACAGTTACCATAGACAACTTCAGGCTCTCTACGCTTAATGAATCTAGATGCGATAATATACTGTCTGCGCTTAGTCTTAATCCAGTATCGGTTAACGTCTTTATCCTCATTGACAGTCGCGCCTAGTTTCTCCGCTACCGTAGCAATTAAGTTTACTGCTTTCGCGCAAGCGCGTGGTGAAGCCTTACTGATTAACTTTAACATTGGTATTACCTCTTAGTTGTTTGAACGTGAAAAATGTTTATTAATTGGATACTTCTTACAGTGCGCGGTATAGTCCTCATCCCACGCGGTACTAACTTCATTGATGCCCCAGTCGCTGATAATCTCATCGGGCGATTGGTCATATTCTAGAACGTAACTAAACCCTGCTAAATACTCTACCTCATCTTTTAAGTCTGTAGGGTTGGTAAAGTATACCACACCTATATCACAGGCTTCAACTGCTTCCACTGCATCGTCAAAACTAGTCCCTACGTAGTCAGTGTAGCCCTCGCATTCTACCTCGATAGTGTAGCCCTGCTTCAAGCCCCATTTGATTAAGTGTTGATGTGCCTTTTTCATTTTCGCTGTACCTCGTTAATTTCGTCTATTAAAGCCTTCCATGCCTCTATTGAAAGTTCATCGCGTAGGTGATCAATTGTAAGGTCAATCATTTCGTGAACCCATTCCCACTGCTCACCGCGCGCGTCCTTAGAAAATTCTACTGCCTGTAAAACGTGGTGTTTCATTATAGTGCTAGTCATGCTATCGCCTCCGTAGGCGTTGTTTGATTCAGTAAAGCTATGGTCTCACATCCTGACCCTGCTGTCTACCCCTGCTCCTACCCATTCACCGCAGAAAATGCCCCTCTTACCTCAAGCGTCAAAACTAACCTCAAAATACTATCATGGTTTTTAAGCGTCAAAATACTATCATGTTGTTGCGAATGATTCTCATTAACATCTGGCGTAGTGGTGCTTACCAAATGCAAATGAGAATCGTTATCATTATCGTTTAGGTTTAGGCTGATACAAGTTTGGTTAGTTTGGCTAGATTAGACTGGTTGAAAAAGAACCCGTTCTTGGTTTCATCTTGGGCGCGTTCTAGCTTGTTCGATCCTTTGCGCTTTAATACACCAACACTACCTGCAGGATCTAAGAACCGAGCATCCGTATCATCCATATTGATTAAGGGTATCAGGTCAAGCTTCTCAGGCACTTTATATTCACCCTTAGCTTCAGCAGTGTTAACTGCTAGAACCGTCTTAAAACCGCCTTTAATAGCTCGAGCGGTCATTGTCATTGTTTTATCATTGTTCGCGCTACCGCTAAATGTGAGATCGTAATTCTTGAGAGTATTCTTTTTAACGCGACTAAAAACCTTGGTGTAATCGTAGAACCTAATAGACGGAAAATAAGATATAAAATTATTAAAATCTATATCGGTCGTGCCGTTTAAACGCACCGCTAACGTATCGCCATGGTTGGCATCATGTACGCATATTTCACCGCGTAAAACTTTAAAGAACCTATCGCGCTCTAATAGATAGCATAGCGTGCGTTTGGTTACCGCCTTTTGTGCTTGCGTCATTCCCAGTTGCCCACTTGAAATTAAACAATCAGACTTGCACCCAAATAAATCAGCCCCAGCGCACAATGTTTTAGTGGATACTTTATCAGCGGGTTGCATATATAGAATAGCGGTGTTGATCTTTAGCTTTACACCCTTAGCGGTTTTGGTCGAGCTATTAACATTGATTAATGGCGTATTAACTTTGGTTAGATAATCCCAGTTTTTAATTGCCCATGTTTTAACAGATGGATTAATAGCGGTTGACGCTAGTAGTTGCTTTTTAGTTGTTTGTAGTTTCATAATGTGCACCATATTGGTTGAGTAAATTAATATAATAGAACCCGCTATTGCTAACGGGCTCGATATATTAACTGATTTCTAAGTAGCCAAATATCGCCATTCTTTTATTATTAGGGCTAAACAAAACCCACCCGTCCCGCTGTCTCTCTGTATAATATCCATCATTTAATTGTATCCAGTCAAAACTGTTGTGCTCATTATCTGTAATGGTGAACACGCGCTCTGCAGGTTGTAAACTGGTGGGTTTTTCGCCTATATATTTAAGGTTGTTTTTCATTAGTCCGCCTCCCTATCGATCATATCTTTTCATAACTTTTTCATAGGGACTAAGTTTATCACCTTTATAGTCAAAAATAGAATGCTCGAGCAACTCATCAAGAGCGTCTTTTGTGGCATCAAAATCATCATCAATATTGTTATTACTGAAATAGATTAGATCGCTGATTAATGATTGGACAACTTGGTGCAAATCGTTACCGTCCATTGAATTAAGGTCTAGCTCGTTATTGCCGATATTTAATAGTTTCATGGTGTAGCCTCTTAGTAGTAATTAATTTAGTGAGTAAATGGTCTCACAATATGACCTTTATTAGTAGCGGTAAGAGTGACCACCTCCGCTGATTTGGTCATATTAGGTGATTTTAGCGTGATTTTAAAATTACAAAATGGCTTGTAGTAGGTCTAGTTTGCCGCGTGTTGAACGATCTTTTTATGAATAGCGTGGTATTGCTTTCTAGTAATGGCATTAGGCGTACATTGTGCACCCTTAGCGTTGATTTGTCATAATCAAAAAAACAGATAGAGAGAGACAGAAACACTGTATGAATAACCAGTAGTTACTGTATGAATGTACAGCCTGTATGGATATACAGTAGTAGAGCCGCAAGCAGTGGTTTTTATATCCTCTGTAATATCAGCGGCAGAGCGGCTAGATTCTATTCTGTGGCGTAGGCTGTGGCAAATGATAATGATTCTCATTTACAAACCCGTGATAGATGATAATGATTCTCATTCGCATCCATACGGGGGTAACGCCACCGCCCCACATACGATATACCACCTCAGATTTTTGTAACAAAATTAAGACCCCTTAGACAAAGGTAGCGAAGCCCAGTTAAAGTGCTAAGAGGTCTTAATATATCAATAAGGAGGGGCTGGTGGGGGGTATCCCTAAACCAGTGTTAAAGTATCCTACATTACCTGTACTTATACCCTAGGTAATATTCATCACTCTTTAACATCCTTAAACATTCCTAAACATACTTCTATATACTATAGGTATGTAAAGGGGGGGAGGGGGTCTGTATTCCTATAAGGGGCATGACCTTTTAAACCCAGTCATAGCAAGGGATTCTCACTTAGCTTTTTAAGGCTTCCTTTAATGCTTTTAACTTGTTCTTTAAGGACAACCAGCTCTTTTTCAATACCGCTTGTGCTTGGGATACTAAGGCTGCCAACTTTCTCATCCAAGTTATTAATCCTGCCACGCAGTTGTTCAATTTCTTTTCCAATTTTTCCAATGTCATTATCTTCTACCCTTGTTTCTAGTTTAACTAAACGTGACTCTAACGCTGTAGAGTCTACATTTGCTTCCAGTGTTGCCACCTTCTCTTGTAATGTTCCGTATCCAATGGCAGCACCAGCGATTGTACTAGCTAGTCCTACCCATACGGAGAATGTTTTAACGTCCATCATCTTAGCATCATCTCCAAGTTAGGGATTTGTGCATAATAGTCCTGCATATCACCTTCAACAGTCATACTATACTCGTCCCAAGCTACGTTAAGGGCTGTAGGGTTGAGTTCATCAATTGTTATAGTCACTGTATCAAAGAATGCTTGAGTTGTTTGAGTGTCTATTACAAGTTGAGCTATGGTATCAACTATCTGTATGTCTTGTGAGTAGGCTTCAATCATATTCTTTGTCATGGAAGCTTCAAGCATAGAATCAATACTAGTGTTATACTGCTCTACATCATCTTGCTTAATCTCAACTAAGTCATTTGTAACTGCATACTCTTGTGCGTTTATCACTTGTTCCTGATTACCAGTGGCTATTATCTCTGCTACCTCTGTCACCTGTGCTATATCGCTTGCTGCTTCGATTAGGGACTCTTTAGCAACCTCATAGTCATACTGCTTGTCTTCTATTAAACTGTCTAAGGCTACAGCTGTGACAGCCTCTGGGGTACTATTAACTAATCCCTCAGTATAGAATGTATTAAAAGCATTTATTTGGTATTGCTTAAGCTTGTACTGGTCTCCTGTATATTGATTAAAGATAACAGTGTTGCCTTTCTCCATAGACTCTTGAGTCATTTGAGTAAACTCTGACAAGCCTTTATCGATAGTGTTATCAATGTCGTTTATACTTTCCTGTAATGAGCTTGGGATGTACAGACCGCCCGCTCTTGCTTCGTTTGATAACAGGAGCATCAGGCACAGCATCAGGGTGTTCTTTATAATATTTAGTTGCTTTATCACCGATCAGTCCTCCTATCGGGCATGGGGTTTTTGCGTTTAACATCGCATGAAATACTCTAGGGTCATTACATAGTACACTGGTAGCAGCAACTTTTAAGCCGAGGTGTTCTAACTGTCTAGATAGCTTAAGCAGCTCACAGGTTTCATCTCTTGTAGAAGAACCGTAAGATAAGCCTATCTGTAAAGTCTGAACCCCTCTCCCATTCGATACAACACAAATATCTTGGTTGTAAACTGGGGCAGCTGCGCCTACTGCTGTGGGTACGGGTGTACCTTCTTGACTGACAATAGAGGTCGTTGTTGTGGTAATAGTCTCTGCTTGTGTGTTGTTACTAAAGTCACCCTGCTCTGCATCATTAGCCATCACAGGGGAGCTTAAGAACACAAACATTATTAGTTTTTTTAAATCCATGTGTTAGCTCTTTGGGGTGAATTAACATTATAGCCGTTAACAAACTTATCTATCTCGTCCATCAATAGCTTATTCTTTCTTTCTTGCATTTCTCCTTCTACATCAGCAGCCATCTGTTCTACCCAATAGGCTACACCCATCGCTAGTGCATCCAATCTATCGTCATGCGCTAGTGATCCCCTATCCTTCGTTATACGAGTCATCTGGTACGTTAACATATACCTCTGAGCCTTCTCAGGCGGATGGTGTTGAACGCTGTCAAAGTCCTTTTGGATAACTTTAGGATCGAATATGAGCTTGTGTTGATTCATTACAGGCTCTAGTGTGTCTATTATACGTAGTTCTTTCTGCTTACTGTGTCGTACTTCCTCAGTAGTAACTGGATATATCTTTTTCAAGAAAGGTTTCAGTAGTTCTGTAAACATACCGTCACCAAAGTTACTTTCCACCAGTACAGCGTTTACTTTATGTTCCTTCGCTATGTTACATAACTTCGTTAGCGTAGTTTCATCGTAACCGCCTTGAATACCTGAACAGTCTGAGACGTACAAGTAGCCGTTTAACATCTTAACAACAGCATAAGCTGTTTCATCTTGACCTCTACCAGATGGATCAATCACTAATACCGAACCATCATACTCTATGTAGTCTCCTAGAATCGCTTCTGGGGCGTAGTACTTGTCACCCGCCAGTCCTACATTAGGTAGGTCACTAACAGGCTTCATAACGCCATACACGAGCTTCTCGGGTGCTTTATCGTTGTCTATCGACATCACCATAAGATCATTAAGCTTCAATGGGTATCTATCCATGTCTGCTAGGCTTGTGTCTAACATAAACTGCAATGCAAAACCTGAACGTCCGTAAGATAGTTCACGTTCCATTAAGTCCTCATCATCAAATCGCAGAGGATCTACGGGATTGCCGTCTAAGGGGCTTTCTGCATTGTGCATAGCATCCCAAAGGGTAGGTGCTAAACGTGCGCCATACGACTTCTCAGCCTTCTCTATGGACGGGTATCTAGCAGTCCAGACTCTCATCTGATAACCACGTTCTGTGAGTGTGTTATATAGACTCATCTCACACTGTGGTGTACCAAGATAAAGAATCTTACCCTCTGGTTTTAGTACCGCATCAAATTCTTTAACAGCTTCACCTAATTTCTCGCGCATCATTTGCGTCATAGAATTGTTAGGTACTTCGATGTCATCTGCGATAATGATGTCTGCCCGACTGCCCGTTAGCTGTCCAGTAATCCCGACAGATTTAACTGACGGACTACCAGACGCTAAAGCGGGTCTTACATCAAACGCGATCTTACTCCACCTTTGCTCACTTGTTGCTATGAGATGTTGGCATATTGGGAGTTCTAAGATCAGACGTTGTGTGAATGTGGAAAAATCGTCAGCTCTTTGTTTTGATGCTGACACTACCATGAACTTCTTTTGTGGATCGAGAAGTAATTGGTGTACCACGAATGCTGCAGTGATATAGGACTTACCTACACCACGAAATGCTTCAATGATTGCTCTACGAGGACAGTTCTGAATGTACTCTGCCATATCGTATTGAACTGGAGTTGGATCAGGCAAGTTGAGATGCTTCCACACTATATACATAAAGTTACGGAAGTCTTTTAGTTGCTCTGGCATCTTTTCCATTATTAATCCTTCTTCTTGAAACCTATCTTAAGTTTGTCGTAAGCTTTAGGAGAGATGGTTGATTTCTTTTTAGATCGACTAATGTCTTTCTTTTTTCTTGCGTTAATATTTGCGTATAAACCTTTACTAGCCATTTCTGCTCCTGTTCTTTTTCTTACTTTGTATTCTTAAGTTACTTGTAGATTTGTTTTGCGGGTTTCTGTCTTTATGGTCTACGTCCTTACCAGCGACAGCCGCAGCACCTCTCTTCTTGATCATTAACGACCTCGATGTGTTACGCGCTGCTCTTCTTTTCTTTTGTTTGTCGCTGCTATGGTAATTAGCGTATTCTTTCTTATAGTTTCTCAATGGGACATCTCCTCAAAGGGTAATGCCTCCAGTAAGTTAGCCATAGGAGACTCTGATGTTACAACCTCGTGAACAGCTCCGTTATCTTTTAGGAACTTAGTCGCTACTGACAATTCTGATGCAGATGCTTCACCTGATTTAACTTTCTGTAACAAGTCTTTAGCTACACTGTCGTGCAGTTCGTCTAATATTTTAGTATCCATAATTTATCCTTTCATAACCTTTGCAATCTTCTCACCACTACGTCCTACGACATAGCCGCCTAAGCCAAGCTGTAGTAACGCCCAAGCTTCATCACGAAGGGGCGTAGCAAATAACCCGAAGGTATCGCCTACAGCGAGTGCAAGAAAGGTTAACATTGTTATTGGTCTCCATGCTGCAACGATGAAGTGTTCGCTTTGAGCTTCTGCTGCAACAATCTTTTGCTGCCCCTCAATACGAGAGGTTTCGTAGTCAAATACACGCTGCATAGCGGAAGCTTGGACATCGAGTAGATGCCCTTTTGCTTTCAATCGTTCATCATCACTAGTGTGTAGTTTGTCCACTAACTCTGCGGCTGGTTTAAAGATACCAGCAATCAAGTCTGTTACACCTAACATATTATACTCCTA